CGCGAAAATGCAGGCGCATTAGCTACAAATATTTTTGAAGCTGATGCCGGTCAAGGCATTAAGAACATAACCCAGGATGATCTGGCGTTACCATTTCTTAAAGTCTTGGGACAATTATCCCCTGAAGTAAATACGAGGGACGCTAAACATGTTAAAGGTGCACAACCTGGCATGATTATTAATACAGTAACAAATGACCTGTATGATGGCGAGAAGGGGATAGAAATATTGCCCGTCTATTACAAAAGACAGTACATAGAATGGCAAGATAGAGGTGAGAGTAAAGGAGCTCCTGTTAATATTTATGAAGCAGGGGATGACATTCCTACAACTACAAGAGACAAAGGTAATAAAGATAGATTAGCTAACGGCAACTATCTTGAAAATACTGCAAGTCACTTTGTAGTCTTACTCGGCAAAACTCCTACAACAGCTTTGATATCCATGAAAGCGACTCAATTAAAAATTAGTCGTAAATGGAATTCAATGATGATGGGAATTAAAATGCAGGGTAAAAATGGTTTGTTTACGCCGCCAACATATAGCCACATTTATAAGCTAAAAACTGTACAACAGTCTAATGACAAAGGTACATGGTTTGGTTGGGATGTGTCCAAGGTTGGACCTATCACTGATAAAGGGATTTATGAGATTGCTAAAAGTTTTTCTAGCAACGTCGCTAAAGGCGCTGTTGTGGCAAAACATGGCTCTCAAGAATCTCAATCTAAAGCAGCACCGTTTTAAAAACTTCTTTGTGAAGAAGAAAGGGGCGGTGGCGCGAGAGTTAAGCCGCCCCGCGAAACTATTATGAAGAATTTTATAGATTTATTTGAAGGATTAAAACGAGCTCACGGATGTACCTACGTTGAAAAGAAAAGTTCTGATGGTACAAAAGTTAAAGGAAAATCGTTTGTTAAGCGGGAACCGGTCACTGATAAACTTTGGCAGGATCATATAAACGGTATTGAACCAAGTTTGGGTATTATTCCGATTGATGAAAATAATCAATGTCGATGGGGATGTATTGATGTTGATAAATACAATCTAAATCATAAAAAAGTTATTACTCTTATTAATAATAATCAATTACCTTTAACACTTTGCAGATCTAAAAGTGGGGGAGCCCACATCTTTTTATTTACTACAGTTCCGGTCGAAGCCAAATTAATGAGAGATCGATTAACGTCGATTAGTGCTTTTTTAGGATTTGGTAATGCGGAAGTTTTTCCAAAACAAATTGAATTGAAATCGGAAGATGATACAGGAAATTTTTTAAACTTACCATATTTTAATTCAACAAATACCACAAGATACGCCTTTAATTTTAAAGGAGAAGCAATTACACTATCGCAATTTTTTTTAGCAGTAAAAAGATTAACTCCTGAAGAATTAGAGAAATTAGAATTAAAAAGACCAACTTCAGAATTTAGTGATGGTCCTCCCTGCATTGAATCTTTAACTCAAAATAAATTAAATGATGGAAGAGACCGAGTTTTATATCAATATATACAATATGCAAAAAGAAAATGGCCGGAAGAATGGCAAAAACATATTAATGCATTTAACTATAAATATTTTGACCCTCCATTAGAAGATAAAGTTATTCAAGAAAAAATAAAATACAATTTAAATAGAGAACTGGGTTTTAAATGTCACGAAGAACCTATGTGTGATCATTGTGATAAAAAATTATGCTTAACGAGAAAGTATGGTATCAGAGGTCAGTCCTTATTTCCTGATTTAAGTGATCTTCAGAAAATTAATTTGGATGAACCATACTATTACGTTAATGTAGACGGCGAACGAGTAAGACTCAAGGATACTTCCTATCTGCAAGAGCAAAGATTATTTCAAAGAGCTGTGATGGAACAAGTTAATAAAGTTCCTCCAAGTCTTCGCAAAAAAGATTTTAATGAGATGGTTAAACTTCTTTTTGCTAATATTGAAATCATTGAACCGCCGCGTGGGTCTTCTAAGGTAGAGCAACTTCTTGACCATCTTGAAGAATATTGTACGGACCGTACAGCGGTAGGCGCTACCAAGGAGGATATGTTATTTGGACTGGTATGGACTCAGGAAAATGTTCATCATTTTATTTTCAGAGAATTTTTTAATAAATATCTAATGAAAAGACGATGGATGGAACAATACGATGAAACACAAATGTTATTACGAGACAAATGTGGATGTAAAATTAAAAGAGAAATAATTGGAAAGAAAAATAAAACAATTATGACTATAGAAGAGTTTGAAAAACCGGATAATGTATATCGTCCTAAACAATTTAAGCCAAAGGATACCTTCTAATGAAAACGGTTGTGTTAGGTCCTCCTGGAACAGGCAAGACAGATACTTTATTAAAAGAAGTAGACAAGTACCTAAAAACAACTGACCCTAATCGTATCGGATATTTTTCTTTTACTCAGAAAGCAGCGTATGAAGCAAGAGATAGAGCTATCGATAAATTTAATTTAACAGAAGATGATCTTCCTTATTTCCGAACTCTTCACTCATTAGCCTTTAGACGGCTAGGCATTAAAAAAGAAAATGTAATGCAACGTAGGCATTATGCGGACCTAGGTAAAAAAATTAATATGCGTATTGAGTATAATGAATACGATGAAGAACAAAGTGGAATCTTCACAACGCATAGTGATTACTTAAGAGTCATTCAACTGGCTAAATTAAGAGGAATCACTCCGGAACAACAATATAATCTTAAAGAACATAGCCAAGACTTATCAGTTAGAGATTTAAAAATTTTAGATAATGAATTAGAAGCCTATAAAAAACAATATGGTCTTATAGATTTTAACGACATGATTTTAAATTTTATAAAGTCCGATGCTTCTCCTAAATTTGATGTAGTTTTTATTGATGAAGCTCAGGATCTATCTCGTATGCAATGGGATATGGCAAAATCTATTTGGGATAAGACTGAAGATTCTTATATTGCGGGTGATGATGATCAAGCTATTTTTAGATGGGCTGGTGCGGACGTGGATAGTTTTATCACTCAAACCGGAAAAATATTAAATCTTACACAGTCTTATCGAGTACCCGCTGTTGTGCATGATATTGCTATGGGAATTGTTAAAAGAATTTCTAAAAGACTTCATAAAGAGTGGAAACCTAAAAGTAAGAGTGGGTTGCTGTCTTATTATCATGAATTTCAAGATGTTGATATGAGTAGTGGAGAATGGTTTGTACTGGCACGAACTCGTTATATGTTAAATGAATTAGAAAACGTTTTGTATTCTAAAGGATTATATTATCGCAACAAATTTAAAAAAGGATATGAAGCAGATCTTTATCAAGCGGTAACGGATTGGGAAGAATGGAGAAAAAACAAAGACTTAAACGCTGATCAGATTACACGAATCGCTTCTTATATGTCACCGAATCATTATCAAAAAGAAAATATTCAATATCTTGATAAGGATAAATCTTATACCATGGCCGAAGCCTATAGTAATCAGGGATTAAAAACAAAAGCAGTATGGTATGAAGCTTTTGATTCTGCTCCTCAAAAACAACTTAAATATATTCGAAAGATGAGAGCCAATGGAGAAGCTTTGAACAAAGAGCCACGCATTTTATTATCAACGATTCATGGGGTCAAGGGTGCAGAATGTTCTAACGTCGTTCTCTTAACAGATTTAAGTAAAAATACTCAAAAAAGTATGGATCGTTTTCCGGATGACGAGAACCGATTGTTCTATGTTGGGGCAACCCGAACCAAAGATCACTTACATATTATTAAACCTAAAGATATTTATAAATCATTTCGTTTATGAGCGTATGGAAAAAACAAGTTGGTGGAAAACATTATATAAAATATAAAATTCAGCCAAGTAAATTTGTAGTTGAGAATAAGTTGCTTTATCCGGAGGGAAGTGTTATTAAATATATCTTAAGACATCAAGATAAAGGAGGAAGAGAAGATTTGTTAAAAGCTAAACATTTTATTGATATGATTATT